GTTCAAGCTCGTGCATCTTGTATGGAGATACTATCTGCCACTGACAACCATTTGCTTCATACAGTTCTGTTACAGATTCAGCGTCTGCAAAATATTTGTCGTCTTTGTAGAAGTGTAGGATACCCCGGAAACTCTGATCAAACTCTATACCTTCTTCAGCAATGATCTCTCTATATAGATCACGTGAACGCATACCCATCTGGATAGTTTCGGCAGTGTTCCTTTCATACTGGTTGGTGATGGTGTTCCACATGAACTTTGCCATCCAACGGATCTTTGCCCATTCAAACGTCGGGCGAATCAACAGTGGAGCATCCTTCTTGAACATCCACTTGATGCCTTTGGCCACGTTACTCCACGTTGTCCACACTTCGCTATTGCTTACACTAACCTGTCCACCATTGGCGAAACTGGTCTTCATTGCAGGATAACGTTCTTGTTCATACACAGTTACATCATACCCATCACGGGCAAGATAATATGCTGCCAGCACTCCGCTGATGCCGGCACCGACTACTACTACTTTGGTCATACTTTATTTTTTGGTTAATTTTTAGTAATGCTTAATGATATTATTTACGATTACCAAATAGTTGTAGCAAGTGAATAAACAAGTTGATAAAGTCTAGGTACAGTGTTAGTGCGCCCATAACTTCTTCACGACCTGTATCAGTATTACGTCCAACTAGATCACGAATACGCTGTGTGTCATACGCAGTCAATCCCAAGAACACAATGATAGCAATAGCTGAAATAACCATCTGCATTACTGTGCTGCCGATAAAGATGTTTACAACACTGGCAATAACAATTGCAATCAAGCCCACAATCATCATCTGTCCCATTGAGCTTAAATCTTTTTTAGTAAAGTATCCGTAAATGCTCATAGTGCCAAACAATACCCCTGCGCCCATAAAGGCTGTAAAGATACTGCCCATTGTGTAGACTGCAAAGATTGTGGCAAAACTCAATCCCATTAAGCCAGCAAACGCATACAAGAACAGTTGTAGTCCTGACTTGCTAAGGTTGTCACCAGCAAAACTCATTACAAGGATAGCAGCCAATGGTGCAAATATAACCACCCATTTCAGCATGCCTGTAAAAAAGAATTGCAGTAGCTCTGGACTAGTTCCTACGTAGTAACTGACCAACATGCTGATAAACACAGCAATGCCCATGTGTTGATATACTCTGCCCATTGCTTCATTGATTGCAGAAGCGTCTCTATAACTTGCGGTTGCGTACATTTAAATCTCCTTTAGTTCAATCATTAGCGGAAAAATTCTACCAATGATCTCTGCACAGGCAATAGCAATAGCCATGTGTTCTTTCTGTGTGCCATTTGCACTACGTAGTTCGATATAGTGCAACCAGCTGCGCAAACTACCCTGCATATACAGACGTGTCTTGGTAATACCTTCGGGCAGTATCTTACGTGCTTGTTCCTTAGCAATACCTTTGCTAATAGCCCAGTCATATTCTTTCTTGCAGGTATGTGCTACTCGCATCTGTGCATGAAGCCAATCTGTGGCCAACTCACGGTCTTGAGTCTCGATTGAGTTCTGACGATTCTTTTCATCCTGTAGTCGGGCTTCCGAAAACTCAAACATATCGCCCATGTCTTCTGGATTAGCATACCGCTGACTAAACTCTTGAAAAGCAAAACTACGGTGACGCACAATCTGGTGTGCAATGTCACGAGTAGTATCAATCTCAAGTGTAGCATTAACCATTTCAAGCGGGCTCCAGTGACTATGCTTGATCAAATACTTGATAAGTTTAGCACTAGTTTGTTCATTCATTTGGTTAGCAGGATTACTAACCCTTGCACAGAATGCAATTAAATCCTGGATATCTGCAAACTCTGGTTCTGTCTTGCCTCTTGACAGCGCTTCTGCTTTGCATTCTGCTACAAACTCTGGATCTGCTACTGTGTAGCCTACAATACGTACTCTCATCATTATCCTTTTAAAATCTTCATAATCTTCTCTTTCTCAAGAAGGTCTTTTTCCATATCCACATACTGCCTACGCAGTTCTTTAAGTTGTTCCCAACGATCTTCAAGGGCTGGATTCGGATTCAAGATACCTAAACGTTCCTCGATCTTTGCAATAGCCTTAGTTAGACTCTTACCACCTATAACAATATCAGCGCCTTCCTTCATAGTAAGCCCTGCCGCATCAAGGTGAACATTGGTTGGTGTAGTATTGTCACTATAAGCACCGCCGCTGCTGATAGTATAGTTATAAGGAGAAACTCCAATACCAGTAGTAATGTTGCTGTATTGTGTATTGGGAACTATTCCATACAGTATAGAGGAACTTACAGTACTATTGTTAGCACTAGCATTTGCCGTAGCAGTAAACGAAGAATCAGAAACACTACTAAAATCAGTAGACAATATGTCTTGAGCCGCCTGTTGAAGATCGTTGTCTAACACTTTACGCTGCCTTTTTGGCTTCTGCCCTTGCTGTTTTTTCTGCGGTGATTTCATTGCGACGAGCCTTTACACTCTTGGCAACTTCTTGCAGAGCTTTGCGAGCACGAGTTCCTGCTGATGCATTGCCTGCTGTGAATTTTTCATCTTCTGCTAAGAATGCTGCGAAGTCTGCTTTTAATTGTTCTACTGTGCTTGACATAAAATTTTCCTTGTTGTTATGTATGGTACGGTCGGTAGGTCTCGAACCTACAAAGGCGCTGTCTACGACTTTGCCCCATCCCCATTCTAGTCTATAGGACTAGCGGGAGGTCTGCCTGTTCCACTCACGACCGTATTGTTAGTATATAACCTTGTTTAAGCAATTGCAACCTAATAGTGATTAAATAGCTGTATATTATGCACGAAGACTTTCAAAAGATACCATTCCAAAATATTGTACGTTTTGGACAAAGAACAATGTTAAGCCAGCCCTTATTCTCCACAAGTTGGATACTGGGGCGGTTCTGCAATTATTCCTGTTCATATTGTTGGCCCTATGCACGTAGTGACAAGTTAGATCATCAACCACTAGATGTATATAAGTATACAGTAGATCAAATTAAAAGTCAAGCTCGAGCAAATGGATTTAGCCAATTTCATTGGAGCTTCAGCGGCGGCGAACCTACTGCTTACAAACAGTTACCGGATCTAGTGAAACATCTAGATGAAACAGAAAGTAGTTACCAGAGTATTCATATGACTACCAATTTGTCTCCTGGATTAAAATGGTGGAACACTTGGTGTAAGAATACAGACATGCTGCAACGTCGAAGTATAACGGCAAGCTATCACTCAGAGTTTGCTAAAGAACAAGAGTTTGGCGATAAGTGCCTACAATTAATGTATGAGAGAGTTCATGTTACAATCAATCAAGTTATGGTTCCGGAACAGTTTGAAGAGCTTTACCAGCGTATGGCAAGATTTGCCGCCCGAGGTATTAATGTTACTCTTAAACCCCAGTCCGACCCGACTGCTTCCAGGATTGTTGATGGATATACAGAAGAGCAAATTAGAATCATGCAAGAAGGATTCCCTCAGCGAGACAACGGAGAAGATATCTACCAAATAGCATTATATGATGCAGATGATAAAGAATACCTTTTCGATCAAGCAGAACGTTTTAATGCGTTTGGATTTAATAAATTCAAAGATTGGACTTGCAATTCAGGATATCAAAGTGTTATAATAAGAGGTAACGAAGTCAAAAGAAGCTACAGTTGTCACGACATTCCACTAGGAAACTTATTAACTGGCTTTGATTTATTTAAGGAACCACGTCGCTGTATTACGCCTAGTTGTGTTAGCAGTGCAGACTCAAAGATACCAAAATGCAAATAGATACAGAGTACTTACACTACTGGATGCAGGCTATAAGACAAAGTCCTAACCCAATGCGCACAATGGATGCATTCTGGAGTGGCCAACTTAAAAGCAAAGAGTGGCTGATTACCAACCTAAGAAAAAATGTTAATACTTTTATTAGTATAGACATTCACGGAGGTTGGGTTGGGGTATTAGCTAGTATGTTGTTCCAAAGTTCAATTCCCATAAAAAATATTCGTAGCGTTGACATCGATCCAACATGCGAATCTATTGCTACTATGATGAACAAGCAAGAAGAGATGGTTGGTAGATTTCGTGCGGTAACCGCAGACATGTGCGAGATACGTAGCGATGCTGATGTTATTATTAATACCAGTTGCGAACATATTACACAAGACGAATTTGACTTGTGGAAAACCGGAGTGCCATACGGTAGTTTATTAGTATTGCAAAGTAATAATTATGACATTCCAGAACATGTACGTACTGCAAGCTCGTTAGAGGAGTTTAAACAACAGTGCGACATTAATGTGATATGGGCAGGAGAATTAGAATTGCCCTTATACACAAGGTTTATGGTTATAGGTCGTAATGTTTAATTTTAATCAACTACAAGATATACATTTTGAAATAACTAATCGCTGCCAAGCAAGTTGCCCGATGTGTAGTCGTAACTATCACGGCGGCCTAGAGAACCCGCTAATAGAAAATCGTGATTGGACTGTAGAAGATTTTAAAACTATAGCGTCTGATAAAGTATTGAATCAATTAAACGGATTTTATTTCTGCGGCAACTTCGGCGATCCTATTATCAACGATGATTTGATTGAGATGATTGAACATGCAGTAAGTGTAAATCCAAAATTAAATATACGTGTACACACAAACGGTAGTGCAAGAAAAACACAGTGGTGGGAACGGTTAGCTAGTGCCCTGCCCGAAAGACATAATGTAGTGTTTGCAATTGATGGATTAGCAGATACCCACCAGTTATATCGTATAGGTACGCAGTATAATACTATTATACGAAACGCAACAGCATTTATAAATGCTGGCGGCCATGCAGAATGGTGCTTTATAAAATTCAAACACAACGAACATCAAGTAGAAGAAGCACAACATAGAGCTACTAAATTAGGGTTTTCTAGATTCACAGAGAAAAATAGTTCAAGATTTATAGGTGAGCCAAAGTTTCCCGTTTACAACAAAGACGGTGATACAATTTATCATTTGGAGCCTCCGTCGACGTCAGAACTCCCATACATTTCTAACAAGCTAGTAAAGAATTACAAGGAAATACTAAAAGATATCGAAATAGAATGTTATGTGCAGCAAACAAAAGAAATATATATTGATGCGTACAGGAAAGTTTTTCCTTGTTGTTTTTTAGCAAGTGCGCCTTATAACTATGTTAAATTAAATGATATAATTGCGCCAGTGCGTAAAGACATGTTAGATCAATACAATAGTCTAGTTGACGATCTTGGCAATACAAATGCATTAGAAAAAACATTAGAAGAAATAATCGATTCGCCTGCTTGGCAAACTGTTTGGAAACAGTACTGGAAAGAAAATAAATTAATCACCTGTGCAAAGACTTGCGGTAAGTTAAAAGAAATACCTAGGCCTAAAGATCAGTTTATTAACATAATAGGATTAAAGAATGAATAAAGATTGGTACAACCCGCCTGATAGCCAATTAGGAAAATATCAACGAGAGTTGGAACAAGTTGCAGGATCTTCAACATTCTGTGTACTACCGTGGATACATTTTGCAACTAGACCCAACGGTGACATGCGATTGTGCTGTAGTGCTAACGCTAGCGGTGCTGGTGATGACCATGAAGTTGGCCTAGTAAAAATGGAAAATGGAAGTCCAGCAAACTTTGGTAAACATACTCCGATGGAAGCATGGAATAACGACTATATGAAAAGTGTGCGTACAACTATGCTTAAAGGAGAAATACCTGCAAGTTGCCGCAAATGCTATAAAGAAGAAAGTGTTGGAGTTGTTAGTAAACGCATTTGGGAAACGCTAACCTGGCACAATGACGATGTTGATATTCCAGAACTTATCCGACAAACTAAAGAAGACGGAACAGTACCAGAAACATTAGTATACTTAGATCTACGATTAGGTCACACTTGTAATATTAAGTGCGTGATGTGTAGCCCGCACGATTCAAGTAGATGGGTTGCAGATCATAAA